GGCGCAAGGCCCTGGAACGCCCCCTCTACAAAACGAGGCTCTATGCCGAGGAAAGGACGTTAAATGCCTGATCACAGACGTGTGCAGTGTTTTGGAGTTAAGAAGCGCCCTGGAAAGGAAACCAAGTACTGTCGAAGGATATATCGGTGGACTGCCAAAGCCCTATCAGGAAATTTTGGGGGCAAAGGAGTTCAGGCCTGTCCTTACTGTGGCACTATGCCCGACTTCACGCATCCCACTAACCGCTGGTATAACGGCGAGTTCAAATCACCAGAGGAAGCGCAGGCGGCGATGGTCATTTACGAAGAAAATTTGAAAAACAGAAAATAATACTTGACAAATGGGGGAAAATATCTTACTCTTATGTAAGGAACACGGGGGAAGAAAGTATTAGAAGAGATCTCTTCTCTTCCTTACTATAATTCTTTTCCCATTATATTGTTTTCTGTTATTACATTTATTTACACGCGGACGGAACCACTAAGGAAGGAAAGGAAGAGCAGCTGTGAGGAACTACTTGGATTTACTTTCTCATGTACTAGAAACCGGAGCAGAGAGTGATGATAGGACAGGCGTGGGCACACTGCGTACTTTTGGCAACGAGTTAAGATTTGATCTCAACGACGGGTTTCCTATCGTGACCACCAAGAAGCTCCATTTCAAATCCGCTGCCCATGAAACCCTCTGGTTCATTAGTGGCGAAACCAATACGCAGTACCTCCGAGATAACGGGGTTAGCATTTGGGATGAGTGGGCCGATGAGAATGGTGATTTGGGGCCTATCTATGGAAGCCAATGGCGCCACTGGCAGACTTACAAAGAGATTGAGGACGCTCTTTTTATCCCCCGCCGTGAAATTGACCAGTTGAGGGAAGTGATCCGTAACATCCAGAAGAATCCTGAGTCACGCCGGCATTTGGTTTCGGCTTGGAATGTTGGTGATCTTTCCGAAATGCGGCTGCCACCCTGCCACGTCATGTACCAGTTCTTCGTCAGTGAGGAAAAGCTTTCTACTTTCGTTTTTATGCGAAGCGTTGATTGTTTCCTAGGGCTTCCCTTCAACTTCGTAGACTATGCCCTGTTGACCATGATGGTGGCCCAAGTTACCGATTTGGAACCACACGAACTAATTTTCTATTTGGGAGATACTCACATTTATAAGAACCACATAGAGCAGGTCAAACTGCAGCTTACCAGGGAACCAAAAACATTGCCAAAGGTTATGTTAAGCCCCGGTATAACCAACATTGATGACTTTACCTTTGGCGATATTGTCTTGCTGGACTATGAATCACACCCCCACATTCCAGGAAAGGTAGCCGTATAATGGTTAACTTGATTGTAGCCACCATGTATTGCCCTCACGCCAACCAGTCCATCATCGGGGTTAACGGAAGGCTCCCTTTTCATAGCCCCGTGGACTTGCAGCGGTTTAATACCCTCACTACGGCAGGGGTGGTAATTATGGGACGGAAGACGCACGAATCTATTGGCCGGCCTTTGGTGAATAGAACCAATGTGGTTCTTACCCACCAGGCGAGGTATGGGGAGGACGAGCCAGAAATCCTGGTCTACCACGACCTGTTGGAAGCCGTCGCGTTTGCGGAGGAGAGCGAGAAAGAGGTTTGGATTATTGGAGGCGGCGAAGTTTACAAACAGGCATTTGATTTGGCACTGCCTGACAAGATTTACCTCTCCGAAATGAAACAAACACATGTTCTTAATTGGCACGATGCGTTAACAGCCTTTCCGGATTTTGATTCGGACGTTTACCCTCTCGGCCCGCACTCTGAAGAATGTGAGGATCACTTCTTCCGGATACTCGACAAAAATAAACAGGATGTGTTATAATTATGTCAGAGAATAAGAAGTTTCACGGGATAGTCCGACTACGCGCTGACGGGGACGTTGCGTGCTTCTGTTCTTACGAGGACTATCTTCGCGGCTTAAGCCCGTGCCGAGAGAAATTTGATTGTGCCGAAGCCATGGTAGAGGTTACCGTTATCCAGGGGACTAGGCCTTCGGATCAGGAACTGGCGCCTTTAAAGAAGGCAGAGAGGGCTATAAAGAAAGTATCCAAGAATATCAATAGTATCAAACAGGGAGTTTCGCGTCTCGAAAGAGACATGAGAAAGCTTCCCATAAAATAAAGGACTAATTATGCAGGTAGTAGGGCTTGGTTGTACGGCACAAGTGGGGAAAGATACCGCAGCGGAATATCTCGAAAAGAAGTATCCCGGGAGAGTTAAGAGAGTGGCGTTTGCGGACAAGTTAAAGAAAACAGCGATGGATCTTTTTGGGTTGAGTTGGGAGCAGTGTTATGGGACTACAGCGGTTAAGGAGGCGATAGACCCTCGTTACGGCAAATCCCCCCGTCAAATCATGCAGGAGTTGGGAGAAAAGATGCGGGAGATTTACGAGGATATTTGGGTGGACACAGTTTTCTACACCACCATTCCCTCCCACTTTAACGAGGGATTTGATTGTTTCGTCATTTCGGACATGCGCTATCCGAACGAGGCGAACGGCATCCATTCCCGACAGGGACACGTTGTCGAAATAAAAAGAGAAGGGGTGGGTGTTATAGCAGGAAAAGAACACTCTAGCGAGACTGCTATGCGGGATTACCAGGATTTCGATTTCATCATTGAAAACAATAGTAGCTTCGAAGCATATTACCGGAAGCTGGATCAACTGATGGAGGACATCGGATATGGTAGAATACAGGGACAAGACAACCACTGAGGGTCGCGGGCTCGGATTCTCCTTTGCTGCAGACAACGTAGTAAGGGGTGAGCCAGGGGCTGACTTTGAGAAAAGGCGACCCACTTATCCTTTAGGAGACGATCCCCGAGGACGTGAGATTCAGTTCGGAGACAGCACGGGTGGAGAGGCGTATGCCTCCAGAAATCAAGTTTTTAGGGCTTACAGGGGGAACTGGCCTTTAGAGGGTCAGAATTATCAGGCCCCTGCCCGCCGAGGGCAGCTCCAAAAACCTAAGGACCTCCGCCCGGCTCTTCCTAATAGGTCGGTAGATACGGCCGCGTTAGACGCACAAAAGGAACTGGACAGGGCCACTCTCCTGGAGACAGACTTCGCAGCCGTTTTCCCGAGCACTAGTATTAGCGTTCCTGCCCCAGGAGCTACTTTTTCTCCGGGAGAGACGATGACGGTAAACGCTCCTTCCAGCCATTTGCGTAGTTTGATGGGGGCCACCCTTTTCATTGATGGTCAGCCCGTCTATCACCGGGAACTCGATAGAAGTTTGCAAGACGTTACTAAGGCTTTTACCTTCATTTTCTATTATGATATCCCGGCCTCCACGGCACTGGGCCCTATGGATGTTACAGTTCAAGTTACTTCCCGTGCCGACAACGCCATGGGGATTATCGCCGACGACGCGATTAACAATCCTCCCAAGGATAGAGAGATTGACGGTGCGGTGGGGACTTTGGACGGAAGAATAGGAACGTTAGGCGCTTCGACGCAGTCCTCCCCATTGCTTTCCCTAACGCGTTATTTAAGAACCCCGCACGGCAGCGCGACGCTTACCGTAAACATAGTATAGGAAACCCAATGCCGAAGAAGAACAAACCAAAGACCAGTGTAAATGTCGATGCCGTTCGGAGAGAGGCCCGTAAGCTGGCTAAAGATACTTCGAGCAAATCCTCCCTGCCTGGAGACTTGGCCAAGAGCCACGCGGAGCTATCTCCCGGTGTTTCGCAGCGTCAGTCCCCTTTGGAGCAGGAAATGGGGTCATCCAATTATAAGCGGATGATCCATGACCACAATGATAAGAACAAGCATATCCTAGATCGATTGCCTTTTACCTTCCCCCGAAAGAAGGTAGTCCGTTCTCATTGTAGCACAATCGCTATCGAGTGCGTAGAGTGTGGTTATCAGAGCTACGGTTCTGAGTATACTTACATGAAAATTTGTCCGGGGTGCAAGAAATCCACCAAAGTCATTAACCCCGAGGCGGAAGCCAGGGGGGAGGATCGAGACTTTACTCCTGGCTTTCTCGCAACTGCTGAGGACATTCTAAGGATGAAAGAAGAGAGAAAAGAAAAAAAATGCCAATAGCACTTGCATAATTTACGAAAACCTCTTATAATTGAAATAGACGAAGAAAGGAGACGGGCATGGCAGACCGAAAACAATGGCACTCCTGGGCGATTAAGAGGAACAGAATTTCTAACGTCGTAGAGTATATCCAGGCCGAGTGCCCGGAGATAGACAAATATTTCTATCCCCAGATTAAAAAGGAATAC